GCATTTCTCAGCGGATTTTTCATTGATTCTCTATATGCATCTGATACTTCATACATCCTACCACCCCGCATCAATCAGATTCATTTTACAGTTGATATACGCAAGAGGACGGCCGGATGAATCAATCTTGAAAACATCTGCCGTCCTGTCTCCGCAATACATTGTTAATGTACGCCACTTGTTATTTACCATATCCCAAAATCGAACACTACTAAAGAAATTCTTATCAAACTCTTGTAGCATTGTTGACCAAGTTTCCGCATCTAAGTACGGCCACTCCAATGAATCTATCTTATAGTTATCACGACCGATTTTCTGTCCGACTACTTTATTTGCCGCATTTCTCGCAGCATTTGTAGCAGTCGTAACTTGAAAATTCGGATAATATTTCGGTGCCGGATATTGATGACCATTTACAATGATGAAATCACTCAATTTAATTGACATATCCTAGCACCTCCTATGTTGTACTGAAACTGTATCCTGAGTTTCTACTTCCCCTTGACAGTTCTTTATTTACTTTCTTGCTGTTCATCATCAGTGATGTATTCTTTCTAAGAAGTCTCTCATTCTGCTCGATAAGCTTCTGTAAAAGTCTTTCTGTATTTTTATTCGCTTCTGCAACTCCGTTGGATACTCCGGTCACAATCTGATTGTTGTTAGCAACCACATTTCTATTTCCCATTCTTCCAACGTATTCCGGTGCTTTCTCATTCGCCACAAACAGCTCGCCATTCTGAGGGAATCCACCTACAGAATATTTCCCGACCACATCAGACAGCTTGAATGTACCGATACCGTTTTCGTATCCTTTGTATCCACGGGCAGTCCATCCAGCGTACAGACTTCCGTATTTTTTGACTGTGTAATTGATAGCAGCGATCATGTTTGACAGTGGATCGTAAATGTTTGTATTGAATCCAGCCATCGCATTTGCACGGAATGTCGGGTCAATTACCTGCATCAATCCTTTTGACGGAATACCCCTGATTGCGTTGATGTCCCAGTTGTTGATAGCGTTCGGATTTCCACCCGACTCATGCATCATCTGAGTTAACAAGGCATTCAGATTGGATTCGCTGAACTGATTTGTCAGTAAAAGAGCTTGTTTCGCGAGTCCTCTCCACTGCTCCACTCCGGCAGATGGTTTGTAATCAACAGCACCGAAACTGTCAAAGAATCCTTTAATTTTGGAAACTGCTGTTTCAAACAGTGAATTAACTGCCGTCTTCGCAATTGTGATTCCAGGCTCAAGTGCTCCTGTCAAATCTGTGAATTTATCAATTGCAGCTTTAAGAAGCTTCTTCGGGTCTTTGATGTAACCGAAAATGTTACTTGCAATATCGCTGATTTTGTCTGCCGTACTTCCAAAGAAATTACCGATTCCAGATTTATACTTCTTCACGCCAGTAATTCCCATCAATGCTGCTGTTTGACCAGCTGGCATTACCTTTGTACCTTTTGGCATCGGAAGAACGACATTTCTTCCTGTTGGAATTACAGTCTGTCCATTCGGATACTGAACAAGCTCTCTGTAGGTATTTCCCGGCTGGTCATTGACAACACCAAAGGAATCTCTCGCGACTCCGTTTGTACCGCTTGCATAGTTATCAAGTCCAGAGACGTTAATCAGATCGCCGTCTCCGCCTAATTTTCCGTAAACCCAGTTCACAGCCTTAGCAATTGCTTTTACTGCGCCTAAAACAGGTGATTTTATCCAACTTGCCACATTGTCGAAGTACCCACCAATCTTGTCAAAAATTGAAGTAATTCCGTTATAGGCAGACTTAAAAATATCCTTGAACCACTGACCAATCGGCTTCATATTTGACTTGATATCCTCACGTTTTTGACCAAACCAAGAACCGATGTTTGAAAATGCTGCATTTGTCAATGAACGTGCGCTTCTAAACTTCGTTCCAAACCAAGAACTTATGCTCTTCATTCCATTTTGGATGTCTGTACTCTTAGCTGAGAACCATTTTCCAACATCTGAAAATGCATTTGTTACACCGTCTCTAGCAGCTTGAAATTTTTTCGAAAACCACTGAGCAATTGGTGAGAAAATCGCTGTAATTGTTCCGAAAAGCAATTGGAATAAAGATGAAATATATTGCTTAAATCCAAGCGCAATATCTTCTACTCCTTTCCAAGCCTTTCCCCAATCTCCAGTAAATACACCTGTCACAAATGTAATTAAACCTTGGATTATCTCTATCGCTCCACTCACCATTCCGGTAATAGTAGAAACAACTTGTGCTATTCTTTTTATTATTATGGAAAGCACTGCTCCGATTGCTTTTACTGCGGCAATCATTGTTGATTCGAACAGCTCTTTCGCTCCACTTGATTCATATAAATCGTAAATAGAATTAAACAGTTCTTTTAGATTCTCCCAAAGCGGTTTAAATCCGTTATCCCAAATTTCTTTTTTCGCATAAGAAAAAGCACTTCCAATTTCACCAACAGCATTTTTTACAGCATCTCTGAATCCCTCAGATGTATTCCACAAGTCCATGAGTTCAGCAGCTAAAATTGTAATTCCGGCAACAATCAATAAAGTTGTTGGAGATAATGTAATAAGAGATTTAAAGTTTAACTTTCCTGCTACTTCCTTTATTTTATTGAATTTTTCTGCCATTCCATCTAATTTTGGAAGAATTTCAGCTATTTTCTTTGTGATTTCACCTGTTGCTCCGATTCCAATAACGGATGCAAGTATTCCTGTATTTTCACCACCATCAGAAGCAAACTTGAAAGCATTCTTTATTCCATCAATAATCTGTGATCCAAGTTCTTTCCAATTGGCATTCTGAATAAATGTTCTAATTGACTCTATTACAAGAGCAACCATTCTTCCGATGGATTCTCCGATTGTTCCAATATTGATTGAGTCCAGTGCGCCGTTAAAGGCATTAGCCAACGCCATTCCAATGTCTTCACCTTTAAGCTCTCTCAGTACACCGACAAGAGTGTTCCAAGAAATCATAAAATACGCTCCAAGAGTGTATCCTATAGTTCCCCAGTCAATGTTTTGAATTCCTGTTGAAATAGCTGTTCCGATTCCAGTTCCAAGATTCGTCCAGTTAAATCCTGTAATCAAAAGCTGTGCAGTATTGAACACCGTATTCACTCCGGCAGCAACAGTAGCTCCCATTAACGGCCATTCAATATTGTCAACAAGGCTATTCATTGTTGTGGTAAAAGCATTGCAGAAATAAGTTATCTTTTCCCCATGCTTATTCCAGTCAAATATGTCATATAATTTCTGCATTCCGGCATTTACGCCATCTGCCATGATTGAGCCTAGAGAAGTCCAATCTTGAGCTTTGAACGCTTCTCTGAGCCGTTTAGCATAATCAGAAATAGCTTTAGTCGGTTCAGTTGTCTCAAACATTTCAGAAACATCTGGTCCCGTATAAGCACCGGAACTTCCGTCAGAGCCACCACTTGAGCTTGATGTTGTCGGCTGGATCACATTTAGTTCATCAATTCCAAGAGTATAGTTCTTAAGGTCTTTTGCTGCTTTTGCCGCATCACTTCCAGCTTTTTTAGCGCTACTTCCAGTGGATGTGAGTGTTTTTCCGTAGTCTTTCCATGCTTTTTTTGCTTGTACCACTGCTGTTTTTCCAGTCAATACAGCCATGAACTGTGCGACCTTATTCATTGCATTGGCGAGCATATCAATAAATGCTGAAATATACGGTCCGACTACATTGATAATCGGAGCAAAAGCCGCCGCCCATGCATTCTTCAAATACAGAAGAGATGTGACAATACCCGAAATACTCTTATTGTAATCAGAACTGTATTGAACAAGGTTGTTTGAACCTTCCTTGATTGCATTGTTTATTGCGCTTAATGCTGAAAATACAGTGGAAAATACAAGTGACATTCCAAGCATTCTTCCCATCGACATTTGACCACCAGATTTGTTTGTTCTGGTAATCAAATTCTTGAGATCTTTTGCCTTAGAGACTACGCCACTAACTGTTTTCCCCATCTTCCCAAACGTATTGGAAAGAGATTTTGAAACTTTCTGAGTGCCGGAAAGAATCTTTGAAAGCTTAGACGCTTCTTTTGCTTCTTCAGCAATTCCTTTGTCTTTGTCTGGAACAATTTTTGAAATTTTTTGTTCCGTTTTAGGTTCGCTTAGACTAATAGGAGATAAACTGCGAGCTCCTCTAATCTCATTCAAAAGATTCTTATACTGCTGAGCCTTTTGAATCTGTTTTTCCCAAGCATCACCGGAGATAAAAGAAGTCCCTTTTCTTTCCATGGTGTCGTTAATGCCTTGCATCGTGTTTTTAAGCTTTTGGGAAATATTTTCTTGCATTTTCGCAAGTTCTTTTACTCCAAGGTCATTTACTTTAAAATCAACCATAAGTTTGGAATTTTTATACTTTTCCAGAAGCTCATCATATGACTTTGCGGCTTTTTTCACCTTTTTATCGTCAACATCAATCTTGACTTTTTTCTTCCCGATTGAATCTGCTTTATCAGCGATATCATCAAGGTCTTTTTCCAAGCTTTTTGTAGAATCAAAGCTGAAATCTTTCCCCATAACAGTGGATAGTCCTTGCTTTACTTCTTTTATTTTTGCAATTAATTTGTCGAGTTCCGCATTTGCTGACTTAGCCGACGCTTCAACTTTTACCTCAAGAGAGTCCACCTCTGTTCCCATGTTTTCACCACCTTTTTACAAAAAATAAAGGATGGTGAACCCATCCTAATTTATCGATGTCTCCGGCAATCCTCTTGCCCTGTCTGCTGCAATCCAAGCATCCATTTTTCTGATTTCCTCTTCCATCTCACGAAGTTCACGTTCTTCATCAGTCATTCGTGATTCTTCAATTAATGTTTTCAGAATCGGTTTCTTCAGATACTTTTCTTCTTTGACAAAGCACGTATTGATTGCACTGATAAGATATTGCCCTGACATCCAATTCATATAATCAATATCAAGGAGTTGTTCTTCGTATCCGGCAGATACCGCTTTCAGAATTCTAGGATTCATGCTCCAAAATTCTGTCCAGCCAACTCCCATTTTTTTTGCTTGCGGATACCATTCACAGGTGAAAAACTCACGCTGAGAACGGTACGATCTTACTTCGCTGCTGCTGTTTTTCTGCCGCCAGTGTTCTTCTTCGCCTGATTCTTTGTAGCTTCCGCTTCCGCTCTCTTGTTGAGGTTGCGAAAAAAATCAGACTGTTCCATTTCTTCTTGCATTACTTTGGTTGCATCATCCATTGTGCCACCATTCAGAATATGCTCTTGAATCTCAAGTCCGGCATCTGCACGTCTTTTTCCCATGCACAGCGCAATATATCCTCTAACCATGCTCATCGGTTTCTCTTCCATGGATTCAACTGATACGCCCATGTCCTCAAGGTCGCAAACAAGGTTAAAGTCAAAAGGTTTCCCTGAATATTCTTTTCCATTAATTTCAAATGTTTTCATGTCTTTGTATTCCTTCCCGTAATTTTTATATGGGAAGGGCGCCCCTAAGAGCGCCCGTTCCTGTTGTTATTCTGTAATGTCAGCATAATCAAATTTTACGTTCCGAGTATTCGCTGACCTGTCTTGCTCGGAACGTGTTACCCCTTTGTTACTGTAAATGTGCCGTTTCCAGCGTCAACGATTGTATACTCGTCTGTCACTTTCTTTGCGACAGTGTTCTGAATGATGGTTGCTGTCATCTCACAGATTTCATCGACACCACCAACGTCTGACGGAGTAGCGGATACCTGTGCAACGTATGCATATTTCGCAACGCCACCGATACCGTCTGTTCCATATAACTGGAAGATAGCAACTCTTTTCTTCTCAAGTTTTCCAATATTGTCCAGATACTCTTTTTCAAGGTTTCCTGTTACCTCTTTTGCATCAGACTGTTTAATACCCATCTCAAATGTCTGTGCATCATCTTCCATAGTTGTTGATTCAACTGTGTTTGGTGCAGACACCGGAGCTGGCATTGATTTTGCTTTCAGAAGCAGTTTGTAACTTCCTGCAAAATCAACTGTTGACAAATCCGCACTATCTTCAAGTTCTTTGTAAATAGCTCTTACTTTATAACTGGTTGAAGCCATTTTTTACCTCCATTTCTGCCATCTAGGCAATAAAAAAGAGCCTTTCGGCTCAGTGCAACGCATCTATATTTCCGAGAGTTCGTCTGACTCGCATTACACATCGGTAATATTCGTCTCCGTCACTCTCTTCGGGAAATGAATTGATTTCAAATCCCATATTTTTGTATACCAAGGCAACCTCTTTCAAAACCGCCTTGGCTTCTTTAATACTTTTATCTGTACTTACTTCTACTTGCATGGAATACAAGATTCCGCTGATATCTTCACCGTCCAAAGTGCGTGCTTTTTCTGCACCAGGCAATTCACGAATGTAAACTGTTGGATATTTTACGGTCACGCCTTTAGGTTTTGAAGTAGTCGTGAAACGAATGTTCGGATACTTACTTTTCAGCTTATCTCCTACTTTCTTCTGAACAATAGAGAAGATGTGTGTCTCTAAGTCGAAAACCCATGAATTATCCACTTCCAAACACCTCCCTCGCTACTTCTGAAACGGATTTAATCATCTCAAGGCTTGCATTGTACATCGGCATAGTTGCTTTGATACCGTAAGAATGATGCCATTTTCCATCATCACCAAAGTAGTACCAGCCGTTCGGATCAGCCGCATGAGTCTGTCCCGGATAACTGCCAACACCGAATCCAAGCTCTCCGGCTTTTGGGTTTGGGATGCTGTTGTAACGAACACCGGCTCCGAATTCTATAGCGAACAGAAGATTGAACGGTTCTCTTCCCTCTGGATACTTTACTTCACCAGTGGCAATCAGTACCGCTTTGCATCCCATCTCTTCTTCTGTCTTATCACTTTTCAGAGTCACTGTTTTTCCGAGCGGAGATTCTGTCAGCTTTTCAACTGCGACAGTCTGTCCTCTCTCAATCAATTTTTCACAGAACAAGCTTAACTTAGAATCAAGCGATTTCTGGTAAGCTTCAATCTGTTTGATTGCTTCATCAATGCTCTTTTGCGATAATCCGAAACTGATTTTTGTGCTCATTCTTATCCCTCTTTAATCAATCGTTGAAGCAAGAATGTATCTTCGTGCATAGCTTCATCGTTGACGTCCTTAACAACGTAATCTGCGGAATTTTCATCCACGTTTAACATATTTATCAGGTCTTTGTATTTAATTTCTGAATTGCGCCAAATACGCGCCCCCTTAGTCAATGGAAGAGTTCCTTTTGCACAGACAATCGTTGCCTTGTCAGAGGAATCATCAATGCCAAACGCCCGGATAAATGTATCGGTCAATGTAGAATTAATATTCGCTCTGAATAATTTAGGTTCTGTGTAGTGTGGTTCAGTCTCTCCTGATTCAACAGGAATCTGTTCTCCGTCTACTTCGATGTACTTCACATTCCCCTCATCATCAGTCATATATACCGGAGACGTACCATCTTGCAATGAGTAGTACATTTTCTGCTTATTTCTGTTCAGTGTCCTCACTTACGGTCACCTTCTTTACTTGCTTCTGAATCTGATTTACACCAGTACTTGCAAGTCCGGATACAATTCCTACTGCAATTGCATCAAGAACGTCTGTTGCCGGAAAGTTAGGAATTACATACATTCCAACAACTCCGAGGATTCCTCCAGCTACACCTACAATCACAGGGATATAATTATCTTTTACTTTTGGACACAGCTTTGCTCCGAGTCCAACAAGATAAGTAATAACTACAATTGCCAGTACGGTTTCCATTGAAAAAATATCCATTATTCTTCACCACCATTCATTCTATTTTCCAGTGTATCAATTCTGTGATGTGCACTCTTTACACTGTCTTCCAGTTTGATTATTCTTCCATTGTGAGAATCAAGCTTATCTTTCATCTGAGAAATCTCACTTTTGATGTCCTCACTCAAAGAAGAGATGTTATCAAGTTTCATATTGATTTGTGTGTTCTGCCTAACTCTTTCTTCGATATCTTTCGTGTCCGAACGTTTATTGTTCTTCAAACCGAAGAAAATGGAAAAAGCAACTGAAACCACACTTATAATGATTGCTGTCGATATTTCAATAGTCATCAATCATTTACCTGCCTTTTTCTTATTTCCATTAGCTGCCCACCACCAAATTAGCTAATACCCTGCGACCATATTGCCGACATCAGCAAAATGGTCACGCACAATCTTCTATAAAAAATGAACATACGGAAGCACGTCATTAAATATCGAACTTGAAACATAAGCATTTTCATAAGAACGGCTGATTGAATTTTCACTATGGCTTGTCTCTCCTTCAGCTCCCTCTTTTGCTTTTAGGTCAACCACAGCCATGGCGATTGTATTCAAATGCTTTTCCATGTCAGATTCTATCTTTTCATCCGTAAAAGACGGAGGATAGTTTCTGCACTGCTTAAATTTCTCAGTTACGAATCCGATTAACAGTTTTGATGGTTTTTCATCGGCAAGCTCTGGAATATCAGACAAGTATTCTACTGATTTCTCATAGATTCTGTCTTCAATTGCCATAGCTGCACCTCCGATCTACAGATTGAACCTTGTAATAAAGTATTCTTTCAAATCTTGCCCAGTCATATCGTCAACATTTGATACTTCATGTTCTCTTGCCAATTCTTTCAAATCAGCAGTGCTCATTCTGTTGATGTCTGTTTTCTTATACTTAAACTCTACCGGTATTTGCATTTTCTCAGAATACCGCCCCGGAGTTCCTTCCGGGACTTCTTCTCCTGCTTTGTACCACTTGCCGTTCATTTTGATAATGTTCTTCGCAAGCATCCGATCACCTCTTACGCTACTTTCATAACAACAACGCTGTTCATTCCCTCAAATGACGGAAGACCAATCATGGATACTACGCAATGAGTATTGATTGGATGCTCTGTTGCATATGTGTAGACAGAAATACCAGTTTCAACAAGTTGCAGATTTCCTCCGGCGAGATCTCCGCTTCTCTCTTCCGGTGTTCTTCCGAATACATAGTCTCCAAGGTATACACCTGCTGACTGACAAGAGATAATGTTTGTTGGGATGAAATACTGTGTTGTTCCAGCTTCATCAACATACATCTTGTCATATACCTCGATTTCAATTCCGTACTCTCTCAGATAAGAAAGAACATCTGCTTGTCTTACCCGGATACCGCCGTTGTAAGCAGTAATTCCGAGTACCTGTTTCTTTGTGTCTTCTGCTTTCAGAATCATCTCAAATGTCTCTGTATTCATAGAGAATCTTGTCAGAGAATATCCTGTCTTCTTTGCGAAATCACGTCTTGTGTCGATCAAGTCTTGAAGTGGTGTTGCTGTTGCCGGAACATTCCACTTATCAGATGTTCCTTGAATTTCAACGAAGTGATCTGCCTTGTGCTTTGCTCCATTGTCTGTTGTGTAATCAATTGTGTATGTCTTGTCTTTGATTTTAACAGTAACTTTCGGAACACCATCTGGCGGAGCAAGCAACTGCCAAATCTGTCTTTCAGGAACTACCATGGCTCCTTGAATCAGATTCATAGGTTTCTTGCTAATCTGTCTGAGTACCTGATTTGCAAGATTTGAGTTTTCAGCAGACTGATAGTTCGCATACTGCTGTTCCTCTTTTTCTGTAACCATGTAGGACTCTCTGTAGAACGGCATTTCGTTCTGGATATCCTGGAATCCACCAACATCTCTTAATTCTGCCTGTGCATCAAAGTTGGATGCTTTCAAAGAGATTGGCTGAGAATTTTCACCAAGGATATATCTCATTTCCAGTGAATCCTGTTTTGTTGTTCCAAATTTCTGTCTTCCAAGATACGGTGGAAGCGCAAGAGACGCTTTGTAGTTATCCCACATAACTCCAAGACTTCTCGCTGTAAATGCTTGACTTAATGGTAATGCCATGTCTGTTATTCCTCCTTAATTAACCTTCTGCAATCTTTGGTGCTCCGTAAAAAGTAACTCTCGGAGTCGCTTTTCTTGCTGCATCTGCAATTGAAAGACCTGTTACTTTTTCCCAATCAATCGTTCCCTGATATACATATGTTCCCGGTGCATCTCCCTGTGTAACATCAACGTCCTCAAGAATATATCCAAGGCATTCAGCATCATTGGACGGATACGGTGTTCCAGCTTTTACAATTTTCATTCCGTTGTCATCTGCCGCAGATACCATCGACTGCTGTACTACACAAGCAGCTCCCTCATACGGGAAGAACTTCAGAATTCCTTTACCTTGTGTAAAATCTCTTACAATTGGTTTACCCATTGCTTAATTCCTCCTTATTTCAAAACGTAGTAGTCTTTTACAGACTGCTCACTCTGTTTGTTGCCGAAAACAATAGATTCTGCATTTTTCACATCTTCCGGCTTATCATCTTGTTTTCCACCGCCCGGATTTCCACCGCCCGGATTAATTGAACCGTTAGCGATTTCCTGTTCTTTTGCCTGTGCGGCGGCTGTTTCTTTATCGGCGATAATCTGTGACATGGAATCAATGGCTGTCTTTGCAAGATCGTAATTGTCTTGGAAACCAGCAAGAACATTCTCTGCCTGTTCACCTGTCAGTCCTTTTTCAGCAGCATAAGCACGAATATCTTTCTTGATATTCTCTTTCTGCAATGCATCAATCTGTTTTCTCAGCTTCTCAATCTCGTCATCGTTCTGTGGTGCCGGATTTTGGTTCTGCTGTGGATTTGGAACTGGTGCCGGTGTAGGCTGTGGTTCCGGCTTTGGTGCTGGATTTGGGTTCGGTGCCGGAGCTGGTCTGTTATTATGAAACTGATTCAAATAATTAGTGACCTGTGCATCTGTCGGCTCTTCAATCCCTAATGCAACCAAATTTTGTTTTGCTTCTTCTCTTGTCATAGTTATTACCTCCGTGATCTACATTTGATTTCGCTGTTCTATCAGCATGGATTTTTTCTTTTTCCATTTGACGCATGGATGCAAATTTATATAGAAAAAGCCAACCACTGATTTCTCAATGACTGGCTCGTTTCTACTATCCTAATTTCTGCCAACTCTTTGTCTCAGGGTTGAATTTGTATAATTCCGATGTATCTAACATCAAACAGGAACTTCCTGCATCTACATAAGTCGGGAGCTTATCAACATCTTTCGACTGAGCTTCATAGCTTCTAACATTTCCCGATGCTTCGGTACAAACAATGCTCCCCATATCCGGCACATCTGATCCCGGAGGATACGTCTGTCCGTCTTGTTTTACTGTGTAATCATATGTCATTCTTCTACCTCCGGCGTTTTGTTGCCATTCAAATTCTGATTGCCTCCTAGTTCTTGATTCTGATTAGAATTATCCTCTATCTGATTTTGCTTATTTTCATCATCAGATGTTTTGTAAAGCACATCCAGATAAGGTTTGGACAGAATGTAAGCTTTTTCACTATCCGGGAATAATGTGCTAAGCTCATATGCAAGTTTCGGATGAGTGCCGTCTTTCAACAGGTAGTCCAGAAACTGTGCCTTTACTAGCATATTATCCATAGGGCTGTGATTAATAATCACTTCAAACTGGCTCGTATCAATAGGACATTCATTTTTCCCTTTTCTTACACGAATAATATTCAAGATAACTTCATTCAGTCTTTGTTCTGACTCTTGAATAATCGGGTCTTTCAGTTTTCCTCTCGTCTTAGCCATATCCCATCCGTTGCGGAGTTGTACCGCCCCTTGAGTGTCACCACCTGTGTTTCCTTCAAGTTTAGGAATGGCAAGAATCTGTAGGATATTGTCCAACAGGTCTTGCTTTGCAACCTGTGACTGAGTCTGATTGAGTTCTTGTGTCATAATGTCCACATCAGCCTTATTGTCAGTTCCATTATTAGACTTAACAACCAACGCACCCTCCATTTTCATCTGTTGGAATGTCTCATGGTCAACTGTACAGTTTACAAACTTTACCCAAGCACTAACAAACTGTTCAATGCTGTCCATTCTGTTTGACTGCATATTGTTAATTGCATCAAACATGGATGCTACAAGCTCAATATCAGAAATTCTTTCAAAATTATTTGGGTATTCAACAATAGGGATTCCACCAAACGCATGTACACCCCATTGTTCAACTTTCCCGTCTTTGATAATGCATTGGTGCGTTTTCGTGTGACATGACTTATACCATTCACCGTTCAAGTCCTTGAATTCTTGAACAGAAACAAGCGGTTCTTCCGTAATAGATGAATAAATGATGTAGGTATTCATCGGAGTTGGAACTGTAATTCTGAACGGCATTTTTTCTCCAGGTTTTTCAAACTGAGCAGCTAAAAAAGCTGTTCCAGTTGCAGACTGCCACTCACCAGCTCTGATATTTCTAGCATGTTTATGAGCGCGTCTCAAATAATTATTGAACACGTCAACATATTCGCTGATATTTTCCTTTACAATGCTCACGCACTGCAACGGTTCTCCATAGGACTGGCCAACTTTGAACTGAACTGCTTCATAAGCGTGATTTTCTACTACTTTGTTTACCACATCATCTCTGATCGTCTTTGTACGGTACAGAATCGGTTGATCTCCTTTGTAGTAGTCCCACAAGTATTTAGTAACACTTTTATTAAAGTAAAAGGTTCCAATTGTTTCCCCTACAACTTCAAAAATATTGCTTTGATCAACCTCTTCGACATTTGCATATGCAATTTTTCTTCCGTATTTGCCTTTTACAAGGTCTTGTAGAGTATTCTTGTTCATTGACTTCTTCACCTTAAATCAAAAAAGTCATTCCGCTACTGCAATTTCTAATTGGCAGCGACTTCCTGACTGTTTCTCCCGTTGCTACTTTGAAAATAATCTTTTTGTTGCACTTCTTGCATCGACATACTTTGTCGATTTTTCCTTTTCCGTCATAAGTGCCAACTTTCCTGTTGCACTTCGGACAATAGATTGTTTGTTCTTTTACCATGTTTTTCACCAATAAAAAATGCACCTGGTTCGTCATTCCAAGTGCATCTTTGAAAAAGGATTATGAGAATTATTATGTATCCTCAAGTTGTATTTCTTCGATTATTATTATATCACGTCAAGTATTTGGAAAAGTAGTGAAAGAATGTGAAATTATATGAAATTATGTGAAGTGATTACAGATAATAAGAGCCGAAATACTTCTCAAACTCTTGTAATGCTCTTCCATGAATTGACATTGCATTCCGGAAAGTGCATCCCATCTCCACGCTGATTACATTCCAGTCTTTGCATAAGACGTATCTTTCGTACAAGATTCTATACTGATTTGTATTTGGAATCATCTCTATCTGTTGAACAATTTCTTTTTTCTTTTGTAGTGAGCGTTCAACAGAATCTGCAAGCTCTGCTTCTGCATCTGCAATTTTAGAGACAAGACTTCCCATTTTGTCCGGTTCTCCACTGCTCTGGACATTAACTTCTTTCGGAGACACAGAAATAGAACAAGCCATATCTCTCAACTGATTAATTTCTTCCATTTTGTTCTTGATTCTAAAATTTAACCTTGAAATCTGTCCTAAATATGTTTTTGTATCCATTATCTGTATCCCCCTCTAAACGGATTGTGTACCGCTTCGGCTCTTGCTTCTCTTGTTCCTGCCGTCATTCTTATAGCAAAGTTTGAAAAAACGTCCGGTACGTCATCAAGCTGCTTTTTATCCGAAACAGAATATCTTGTCAAAAGGCTCATCATTACTCCGTATGGCTCTTTTGGCGTATAAAGTGAAGAATCCTTAAATATTACGTGCTGTAAAATCCAGCTTGAGCACTGATAGATTCTTGCTTCTTTGTTAGTCTCTGTCGGAGTATCCGTAATATTGCATATCCATCCTTTTTGCTCTACTCGCTTATTAACTTCCAGTGCTACTCTGTCTCCTCCTGAATTTCGCTCAAATTCACACTCTTGAACCTGATTATCAACAATAATGTTTGATGCATTCTCATACTGTAATTCGTAATCTGCTGTATTATCGCAAACACAATCAACACAATAATAGTCTTCTCCGTACTTCTGCAAGACTGGGAGCACAAAATAGTCCGTTCCTTTTCCTTTTGTATCACATTGAGCTGTGATGATTTCCGGTGCTCCATGTGGCAAATTCAGATACCGCCTTGTCTTTTCTTCTGGGAACAGAAGTCCCTCTCTTTCAATTGGCTCCTGCTTGTAAAGACATCTGTATGAAACATCGTCCATGAGCAATTGCTGGTCCTCAAAGAATTCCACAGTAAATCCGCTATACTCATAATCAAAGTTGCTTTTTCCTGTTTTCGGATCAATGTCTGGCACCGCAATTGTTTTTACACGGTCATTACCCTCATACATCTTTTGAATACGTCCTATGACATCGTGTACGCTCCATCTAGTCGCTATATGAATTTCCTTGCAGTTATTACCGTCTGTGTCCTGAATCTTTCTCTGACGGGCATCTACGGCGTATTTGTCCCACAATTTATCAAGGATATTCCTGTTTAACGCCTCTTCGATTCCACCGATCATATCATCAACAAGTAGAAACTTAGAAGCACGTACTTTTCCGGCATTCTTACTTCCAACAGATGTGCACTGAACAGATGGGAACGGTTTGTATTTTCCAACATTGAACTGCTCCATCTTCGCATTTTCTCCAGAAACAGCCAAATTCGGAAATATATCATGCCAGCAATACTCCCCTAAATTCTTTACAATATCCAGTTCGCCATCATAGAACATTCTTGTGATGTCGCTGCTGTGAGAATAGAACAAATTGAAGTCTTTTGGGTACCATCCAATGACTCCGCTAAGGAAGAATTTCTCTATTGAAGTTTTCCCAGCGCCTGGTATGAGGGAAATCAAGAGCATATCGTACTTGTCATCAAGCATTCCTTGTAAGCCATCTACAAGACCGATTTTCAGGAATTGCTTTCTTCTAGGCATGTAAAATCGCTCTTTTGGTTCTCTTTTCTTCTCGATGTACCGGAAGTAGCTATCAACGCACTTGTTTTTTGCTTCTGCTAAAATAAGATCGTAGAAATCATCAAGTATTTGGTAATATGTACCGTTCTCAAATGCATATTTTTCCAAATCCCACGATGTTCCTCCAGTGCTGTTCATTATGAATTGCTCGTACAACTGTCTCGCTCTGCCTGAAATTTTCAATCCATCGTTATCTTTGTTGTTAAACATGGCAACTTTGCTGGCTTCTCTGTACGCATCAAGCACCTGTTCGTCAATCCCCTTACGCTCTATGTAGTTTTCATACCCTTTTACGGTTTTAATCAAATAATCGCTCGCCATAACGCAAAAAGTGCCCCCTAACTCTTAAAATAAAAAAGTTAAGGAGCACTCCCCTGTTCCCTGTCCGCATCCGGGCATGAGCTTCTGTATTTACTTTACGATCTTTTCTTTGTGGCTTGTAATCTTCGCCCCGTCTTTTGTCGGTCGGATTGTCACTGTATAACCGGAATTCGCCACCAAACTGGCAATATCTTCCATTTTGCAAGTAATCACGCGTTTTACTTCATTTTTTCTCATTTCATCGTTCATTTTCATCACCTAAAACAGACAAATATGCTTAAATCCATGCTCAATGTCGTTTTCTTCAAAGAATCTATTTGCATCCTGTCTGTCATTGACCTTTTCAAGACATTTCTTCGCTTTTTCAATGCGATCTAAAAGAATTTTTGCTTCTTCTTCAACTTCACTCAATGATCCTGCTGATTTTTCTTTCCACTCTTGAATATTCATCTCTATTTCTTCCTTTCGAACAGTTCTTCCGGCAGTGGTTCTCCCATCCAAACCATTCTAAGATATTTGCGGAATGTCGGAGTACAGACACACATTTTCTTTGCCGCTTCATCCATTGTAATTTTATGGCTGCAATAATCATTAATTGCTTCAACAAACTTTTCTCTGTCAAGCACCTTAATTTTTCTTCCCATCGGAACTCCTCCTTTCTTCTCTTCACATTTCCAATTTTTTCAAACAAGCGTAACTGGAATCGAACCAGTACATCAGGAGTCAAAGTCCTGTGCTCTACCTTTAAGCTATACGCCCTTAGCTGCAAGAAATTTACCTCGAAAGCCGTAAGGACTTCTTGCACTGCTACGGTTCTTTATAATATTGGAGTTTATTATATGATCGATAAACCACGCCTTTTATTTAAAAAACGTTAGTTTCCGAGCTTCAGCGAACTCCGCAGCTAAAACACTGATTGAATTTTAATTCAAACATGATTAGGGTTTCCCCTTATTCCATCATGGAACCATGTTTGAAAATAGCCATATAAGGATTCGAACCTTAATCTTTCGTCCGGGTAGGGTAAGAACGAACGCTTTTCCAATTAAGCTATAAGGCTTCCAGCTACACTGTAGCAAGGAAAGTAAGTTATGAAAAAGTTTTTTCTCCGAAACTCGGAGAAAGCTACCGTTCGGATTCGAACCGAAAACCTGTTGATTCGTAATCAACTGCTCTATCCATTTGAGCTATGATAGCATTTCACGGTTTTTGAAATCTTTTTATCACTTTAAACTTATGGGAATCAAAACCAATCTAAAGGAAAATGGCATATTTACTGCACATAGGGCGCGTACATGAGGGGTGTTTCTGAGAACCGTGAAACTCAGAACGCCGCATGGAGGATTCGAACCTCCAAGTCGTTTCCGACCGAATGCCTAGCAAGCATCTCCAATGCCTTTATGGGAATGCGGCTTGTCAGCGGTGCGTTTTTACTGAACTGTCACCACTCATAAAACAGGTTCCGTGATTTTTTATGTGTATAAACACTACTGTGCTCACGTTCGGCTACAGCCTTTCACTGCCAGTTCTCCGCAAAGATACTGGGTTGAGTTTCACATCATACGTCAGATTAACAATCAACAACGATATTCTGACGGAACCGATTTCAGAATCGGCTAAACCTACCGAGACTTGTGACGTCCCTTTGTTCAGCTTTCCGCTAGTAGGTGGAGAATCGTCACATGGACGAATATATGAAACCAAGTATTAGTAAATGTCTTAATTATTGTTTTGGCGTGGAAATTGCAAATCCCAGAAATCCAACAAAAATGATTACCGCCATAACAATCACTGAGAGAAATGCTTTTACGATTGTTGTCCAAATAATCGCTGCTGTAATTTGCCCTGCATCCAAAGCTATGCAAGCTGTCAAAATTGATTTAAACAAAAGCAAATATCCTCCGACATAAATTCCTCCGGCAACTCCGGAAATAAGAAATGCAGTTGCCAAAATCCATCTTAATTTCTTCATTTTCTCTCAATCCTTTCTCAGTACTTCCAAATAATCAAAAGTAGTCTACTCATTTCTCTTCTCCCTGTGCTTCATCTGACAAGAAAACATTTGCACAACATTTGTTCTTTCCTGTCTGATTCCGTGTCCCTGTTTGAAAAGTTCGCATTCAAGAATCTCTCCGCAGTGAACACAGTCATCGTTGATTTCTTTCCCGGCAATTCTCATGTCATTCCTCCCCGGAAATACGTTTCGTAATTCTCTCAGCGATAGCAATTGTCTTTTCGCCGACATCAGGTATCTCACGTATCACTGATTCAACAGATGCCACAAACGCATCATAGAATTCTCCATGCTTCATCAGCTCACTTTTGATAACTTCACATGATGTCTGAAGAATCTGTTCCTTGAACCCGATATCATTCATACGAATCGCCCCGGAAGCTTCTTTCTCTAGCGTACAGATCAACCAGAACTCTAATTGCTGTCTTCAAGTCCTCATTGTCTGATTCGAGATATCCGTTCTTCTCTTCTGCAATCTCGATTTCACGAATGAGGTCTGATCTGTCGCAATCCTCATATGGATCAAACGAGAACGGGAGTGATTCATCCTCAAGAGATTCGATATCTTCTCCGAATGCATCTGCATCGATTTCCTGTCCGGCAAATTCCATCGAACAGTCTTTGAACTCAAGAACAAGTCCGCACTCCTCGCACCACTGACTTGCCAAACACAGCATCTCTTTCAGTTCCTGTTTACTCAATCCTTTTAAATCTTTCTTCGTAATCATTTTCCTGATATCACCTTTCCGCAGCTCTTACACCGCCAATAATGTTTTGTCTTGAAACTTCCGTCTTCCTGTCGAACAAGGTCTGAATGGTCATACACCATGTGATCGTGTCGACAGAACAGGCGTTGAATGATTTTCAGCATATTGTCCTCCCTATTCAATTCTCAAAATGTACTTGATATCTTTTCCATTGATAATTGCTACTGTCTCTTCATCCTTTTCAAAGACAATCAAGCTGTCTTCTATGATCTTCATCGAATCCGCTGTAATCGTCATCGTTACTCTCTCTTGAGCTATCTCGTATCTGTGCATAATCAGTTTCTCCTGTTTTTCCGTCTCATTGGCAAACCGTGAAGTTTTCTCCATATGGGCTTTTTGTTTCTGAGAATTTTTGGGGGACTTAGTAAGCCGATTTTTCGAAATTGATTTAACCCCCCCTCCCCCATCGGTCAGCGCGTCGAACATCCGTTCCGAACATATGTATCTATACGAAAAATACTTATTTATCCAATAGAACTGACCATTTTCCATGAAACCCTGTTTAAAATCACTGCAAAGTCAATGATTTATTTTAACCATATGATTTTCCGTTCTCAAATCTTAAAAAATATCAATCGCTTTCCTCGATCTGTGGCGGTAAATCCTGTCCCAGCTGTGGCAATTGGTCAGCGGTCAGTGGTCTCACCTCCACTTTCTCACGGCTAACGCCTGGAAGGTTCCACATATGGTGCCTGTTCAGTGATGGCAGCACCTTCATTGGGTTGATACGTTTATCTTGCAGCATTGACTCAAGAGATTGCTCGTTGTCATCCATGATTTTCTTGCGCAAATCGAAATATTTTTTACTTAGTCTATTACTATTACCACCACTATTACTAGGATTATATTTACTGTTATATTTACTGTCTCTATCCCAGTTATATAGTGTTTGTTTGTCTATTCCAGACATATCAGAGAAACCTTTGATATTTACGACTTGGCAGTGTCTATTGCAGATTCTCTTGTATATCTCGTAGGCGTTCATAACTTTCTCATCGTCATATGTTCCGCCAATGCTACCATTGATCCAGAGCAGATTCCCGTTTTTCTCGAACAGTGTTATTCTGATCTCCTCAATGATATCATTCCAGATCTGTGGTGGAATGTCTGATTCGTCAAGATCATCTCTCATGCAGTAATCAGTGATCACGTCATCAACTAAGGCTCTGAGGTTGACCGGATCAACTTCAACACTTTCAACACTGTTCACTGTCTCAGCTTCTGCTCTCTCTGCTTTCTGTGTTGCTCTTCTCTTAGCCATTGTTTTCACCTCCGCATTGTCAAATAATCTATAAACAAAAAAGCCTAGACACACCGAGATATTCAACAGCTCATTGTCTGTTATTTTCTCGATATGCCTAGGCTGACGATTCCTAGCTCTTTTTGATCCAGCTCCTATTCGGCTTTCACAGATTTCTTGTCGCTGATGCTATTATAGCACAACGAAAATCTGTTTGCAATAGTGTCGAGTAAATTAATTTTATTTTTTTATCAAGGCTTGTACGTCCGTGTATGTGCGTGTTCGTCTGTGTGCTGCGTATCCGTGTTTTGATAATCAGGGCGAACAATGCACTGTTCTGTTGGCTGCGGTTGTCTCTTTCTGCCGTTGTTCATTTCTTGTCTGATCGATTTGTTTTTACATCGATTTTGGGGTAACACACAGTCGGTGTTTTCTCAAAACCCGACC